CAGAAGAAATAATAAGAAAGGCACTGTATGATAACGGATATTCTGTTGGTCATGTATTTGTTCAAGGGGCATTTGATGAAGATAAAACTAAAATATTTGGTAGTGATGGTGATAGATTACCTCATGAAGAAGTAGTATGGAGACAACATGAAAGAATGACAAAATGACTGACAAAGAAAGAGGAGACTTTGAGTGGGCTAGTGGGTTCTATTTGTATGATGACCTAGATCAGAAATGGATTAACTGGAGTGAGAAAAAACTTTTTAGAGAGATTGCAAAGTTAGCATGGCAACCATTTGAATATTGGGAGGGTGAGCAGATTTATAATGAGATTAATAAACTTGCATCTTCAGTAAGAGAAAAAATAAAAAAGGAAAAAGATGAGGAGTAGTATCTTCCTTATCTTTTTTTTGTTTCTAATTTCCTGTAAAGATTTTAGCTTTAACCCAACCACAACTATAATTAAACACATAATAACTAATAAAGATAAATAGTACTTGACAAGTACACATAAATCTGATAGGGAGAATCATGATGAAAAAATACAAAGTAAGAATATTTGGATTAGGTATAGATGCTAAGGCATTGATACCTTTTCCTTATGAGCCAACACTAGACATGATTGAGAATGCAGTTGCTGAATATTTAAATGAGGGGCTAATGAAAATAGAATCGGATAGTTTTTATAATAAAGAAAAGTATACAATAACATACGAGGAAATGCACGTTGAATTATAAGCAACAGTTAGAAGTAATAGAAGGACTATTCATTCCACCAGATACATCTATAAGAATGGATTGTCCTTTCTGTCATGGTAAAAATACTCTATCAATAGACACAGCTACCAACAATATAAATTGGTTTTGCTTTCATGCGTCATGTAAAGCTAAGGGTAAGTACAAGGGAGAAAAAGATATGAACTATGTAAACTCTACATTCAATAGTAAAAATAAAATAAGTGATGCACCATTTGAAATGCCAGATAGTTTTACAACTGTATACTCAGATGATAAAGCTATGAAGTATCTACATAAAAATAATTGTTGGGAGGCATGGAGTTGGGGCAGGGCTACAATAAAATTTGACATAGCACAGAACAGAGTAGTCTTCTGTGTTAAAGATCCAAAGACAGATAGGATTGTAGGTGCAGTAGGTAGAGGATTAAATTCTAGAGTATATCCTAAATGGTATATGTATGGTAACAAAGATGTACCATTTGCTTGTGGTTTAATAGAACACAAGGAGGCTATTCTTGTAGAGGATTGTGCCTCTGCTTGTGCAGTATCTAATGTATTGACAGGTGTAGCTTTAATGGGTACATCATTAAAAGAATCTCACAAGAAACACTTGACACAGTACAAGAAATTGTATATAGGTTTAGATAGAGATGCGACAACAAAATCATTTGCTATTGCTAATGAATTAAAATCTTATGGTATTAAGAATGTTCATGTTAAAGTATTAGAAGATGACTTAAAATATTACGGAACAAAAGAAATAGAGGAGATGTTCAATGACTAGTACAATGATGCAAGAAATAGTAGATGACTGGAGAGAGTGGAGGTATGATATTATAGAATTAAATACTGCTACATGGTCACAAAGAGATGAAGAAAAGATTAATGCAATAACAGCTATTCTAGAAGAACAATTAGAATCGCAGAAAGCAATAGACAAAAATGATTGAGAAACAAATAATAAAACTAATGCTCAACAAAGATTTTTATGCAGAGTATAAAGGTCAAGTATCTCGTAATGTATTTCAAGGTAGTTTTGGTTCTTTGTATGACACCATTCAAAAAGCACATGAGAAGTATGATGCTAACATAAGTCTTGATGAGTTATACTCCCTACATACTGCAGTATTTAATCCTGCATTAACCCGAGCAGCTAAGGAACAGTTCAGTGAATTGCTTGAGGATATAAAAGAAACTCAAGAACCCTCAAAAGAAATAGCAGATGACATTATAAAAATATTAATTGAGAGAGATGTTGCACAGAAAATTGCAATAGAAGCTACTGAAATATTTAATGGTAAACCTGCAGACTTTAATTTTATTACAGGACTTATTGATAAGCATAAGTCAGGACTACCTGCACAAAAACTAGATGCAGTGACAAATAACATTACTGAATTACTTGATGAGTTAGATGTTGTAAGTAAGTGGAGTTTTAATTTATCTGTACTTAAAAATAACATAGGTGGAATCGGTCCAGGAAATCTAATGATAGCATTTGCCAGACCAGAGACAGGTAAGACAGCATTCTGGGTTAGTCTTGTGTCAGCACCATATGGATTTGCTGAACAAGGTGCTAAGGTACATGCGTTTATTAATGAAGAACCTGCAGTACGTACACAGATGAGAGCCATCAGTTCTTTTACTGGACTTAACAAAGAACAAATTGTAGAAGATGTTGACTCAGCACACAACGAATGGATTAAAATAAAAGATAATATTAAAATGATTGACACAGTTGATTGGTCTATGGACGATATAGATAGCCATTGTGAAAAGCATAAGCCAGATATAATTGTTATAGATCAGTTAGATAAAGTAAATATGAGTGGTACATTTGCAAGAACAGATGAGAAACTAAGAGCAATCTATACAAGTGCAAGAGAGATAGCAAAGAGAAGAGAATGTGTAGTCATTGCTATATCACAAGCATCAGCAGATGCACACAACAGAGATCACATATCATTTGATATGATGGAAAACTCTAAGACAGGTAAGGCAGCTGAAGCAGATTTAATTATTGGTATTGGTAATAGAGCATCTAATGATCCTACTAATACTAGCAGAGTATTAAACGTAAGTAAGAATAAGATAACAGGGTGGCATGGAGATCCATCTTGTATACTAGATAAATATATAAGTAGATTCACAGATTAACATAAGGATAATATGATAACAACAGTAGACGTAGAGACTTCGTACCAAAAAACAGAGGCAGGTGGCTTTGATCCATCACCATTTAATCCAGATAACATACTAGTTAGTGTGGGTATTAATGATGAATACTATTTTACTAATCACAGTGAAAGAGTTGATGAAGGTTGTCATGCAAAGATACAAAAGATATTAGATAATACTAAATTATTAATAGGACATAACATTAAATTTGATTTAAGTTGGTTACTCGAGGCAGGATTTAAATATGATGGCAATGTATATGACACTATGATAGCAGAGTATGTATTAAATCGTGGTGTACGTAAGAGTTTAACATTACTTATGTGTTGTCAACGTAGGAAACTAGATGCTAAAGATGATGCAGTAAAAGAATACATGGACAGAGGTGTATCATTTGAAAATATACCTGCAGAAATTGTAGAGAAGTATGGTAGAGTTGATGTAGCTATTACTAGACAACTGTTTGATTCACAAATGGCAGACTTAAGAACAGATAGAGATAAAGGTTTATTAAAAACAATTAAAGTTATGAATGAATTTTTAATTGTGCTTACTGATATGGAACGTAATGGTATCAATGTAAACTTAGAAGATCTTTCTGATGTAGAGAGAGAGTACCGAGCAGAGTTTGCTTATCTTAAACAGAAGATAGACAAGATTGTATATGAGAAGATGGGAGATACTAAAATTAATTTAGGTAGTCCAGAACAATTGTCTTGGTTAATCTATTCTAAAAAACCTAAAGATAAGAATGAATGGTCTAAAATATTTAACACAGGTGTAGATAAGTTTACAAAGAAGAATAAGAAAAGACCTAAGTTTTCTTTTGCACAGTTTAGAATGTTAGTAACTAATAACTCTGAGCCTATATACAGAACTATGGCTAGTCAATGCTTACATTGTAATGGTAAAGGTGTAATTAAAAAGATTAAAGTTGATGGTACACCTTACAAAAAATACACTAAGTGTGATGATTGTTATGGTGAAGGATTTGTATATGCTAACATGGCTAAACTTGCAGGCTTTAATCAAAGACCTAGAAGTGTGTATGATATATCTGACTCTGGATTTAAAACAGATAGGATAACATTAAATAAAATTGCAGGAGAAGCAGAGGGAGAGTTCAAAGACTTTATTGATTCTATCCTTAGACACAATGCTATCTCTACATACTTAAATACTTTTGTAGAAGGCTTACAAAACTTTACAAATGCTAATGGTTTATTACATCCTAAGTTTATGCAAGCTGTAACAGCTACAGGTAGACTATCAAGTAGAGATCCTAACTTTCAAAACCAACCAAGAGGTAACACATTTCCTATACGTAAGGTTATACAATCTAGGTTTGAAGATGGTCAGATAATTGAGGTAGACTTTGCACAGTTAGAGTTTAGAACTGCAGTATTTCTTGCACAAGATAAGCAAGGTATGGAAGATATAAAAAATAATATAGATGTACATAAATTTACTGCTGACATCATAGGTGTATCAAGACAAGATGCTAAGGCACATACATTTAAACCTTTGTATGGTGGCACAACAGGTACAGAAGATGAAAAGAAATACTATAAAACATTTGCAGAAAAATATAAAGGTATAACTAAATGGCATGAAGAATTACAGAGCCAAGCTATAACTTTTAAAAGAATTAAATTACCAACAGGTAGAGAATACTCCTTTCCATATGCAGAACGTATGCCTTGGGGTGGATCTAGTTATGGTACGCAAATAAAAAATTACCCAGTACAAGGGTTGGCAACTGCTGACATTGTACCATTAGCATGTATAAAAATATTTAAGCTAATGAACGACCAGAAGGTAAAGAGTTTACTTATTAACACAGTTCACGATTCTATTGTGGCTGATGTTTATCCTGGAGAAGAAGCTGTAATGAGTAAGATATTTGACGAGGGTACAGCATCCGTAATACCTGCATTGAAAGAGTATTATGGAATAAACTTTAACGTTCCACTTGACACAGAGATCAAAATGGGATATGATTGGTTAAATATGAAGGAGATAAATCATGACCGAGACTAATGTAATACTAAAAATTGTAGGCTATAAACATATAGAGCCATCAATAACTGTTGAGTTAACTATGCCAAGAAGACATGATGCTGTAGATATAGCAGATAAACTTAATGATATAGCTAAAGCAAAAAAAGAAAATACAACCAAGTATATTGTACAAACTATTGATTTGCCAAATGATAGCAAAGATAGTGATGATGATATACCATTTTAATACAGGAGGAAGCACATGGCTAAAAATTTAGCTAAGAAAAGAAAATTAGAAGTAGAAAAAACAAGTGTATATGTATTCTATAATACCATCACCAAAGTGATGTTATTTGTGGATGCATTTCATTGGGATGGTGCCATGGAAAAGTTTGATCTATGTGGATTTGAGTATCGAAAACACTGGAAGATTTTTTTAGAGTGTGGAGAGCAACCAGCATGACAGACATACCCTTACTAGACAAAGAGTTGTGGGAAGAATACGGTGATGATGAGCAAGAAGAAGCCTTTGATATGTTACAAGGTTTAAAGGCTCAGCATAATGGTGAACCTACAATGTTATATATAAATGAGAATGAGGAACTACAAAGTTATTTAATGTGGTTTGCTCGCACAGAAAACTTAACGTGTGAGATTACAGAGGGAGATACTAGAGTATGTTAGAAGTGTTAATGGGTGTTATATGTATATGGTTTATTTTAGGATATATAATTGATGAAATGTTTTAAAATAACACTTGACAAACATGTTAAATTGTGGTATAAGGAATCAATCAACTAAGGAGGACTATGGAAAATAACATAGCAAATATAAGTGAGATGTCCGATGAGCAGATAATGAAAGCTATTGGGCAAGACGATGGTTCAAGTAAAGGAGTAAACATTCCTAGACTTGGCATCAACAGGTCACCAGAAGATGATGATGGCAATCAATTACCCGTAGGTAATTTATATACATTTGATTCTAATGTAGGTCAGAATGTATATGGGAAACCAATTACATTTAGACCATTCATAAGTGCAATGCAATACATGCACTATGATCCAGATAAGAGTGAGTATGTAAACAGATCTATCATCATTAAGAATTGGAAGGAAGAAGCTGTAGATATACTAGGTGGTACAAAGTGTGGTAAGGTTCCGTTTAAAGATAGAGAATCATTAACACCAGAACAGTTAGCAGAACAAAGAACTATAAGATGTTATAGATTATTGTATGGTTTGCTATCATTCAAAGGAGTAAAAGCTAATGGCGAAGAACACACTGTTTCTAATCTGCCTGCTCTATGGAGGGTTACAGGTACAGCGTTTTCTCCAGTTGGGTCTGCTCTAGAACAAATAACTAAACGTAAAAAACTAATGTTTACTACTACACTATCAGTAGATACTAAGAGACAGAAGAAAGGTGGTAATGTTTATTACACACCAGAGATTACTGTCAATGCTGAGGCTGGATTAGAAATGTCTAAAGACGATATGGAAACGTTGGGAGTCTTCCAAGGAGTTATTGATAAAGAGAATACAGAAGTTGTAGATCTTTACAAAGCTGCTAAGAAATCTACCTACGCAACATCTGATGCAGACATGAAAAAAGTAATAGATGAAGTAGAAGATCCAATTGAAGTGTTGGCTGGATAATGAGTGATATCCTTCATAAGGTTCAGAACTATCTGGATAAAGCAAACAAAGATCCTGTAGAAGTATCTGATGAATTGCTTGAAGAGTTTGGTGAGGCATGTAAAAGTGCCTTACGTAAACAATTCTCAGAGAAACGAAGAGGAACATTTAGACCAAGAATGTCAAGTATAGGTAAGCCGTTGTGCCAATTACAGATGGAAGCAAAGAATGTAAAGGGTGAAGGTCAACCATACAATGTTAAGATGAGAAATACTTTTGGAGATCTCATTGAGGCATTGGCTATATTTGTCATGAAATCAGCAGGGGTAGAAGTAAAAGATGAACAGAAAAAAGTTAAACTTAAATTTACTGACTCAGAAATTGAGGGCAGACTTGATGTTAAAATTAATGAAAAAGTGTGGGATATTAAAAGTGCATCACCATACTCATTCACTAAAAAGTTTGAAGGTGGGTTCGAAGAAGTTGCAAAGGATGATGCGTTTGGATATGTACCTCAAGGATATCTTTATAGTGAGAGTGAGAAGATGCCTTTTGGTGGATGGATTGTAATCAATAAATCTACAGGTGAGTGGACAGTATGTGAAACTCCTATAGATGACAATGAGTATAGAGTTAAAGCATTGGCTAGTGCAGAAGCAAACATTGCAGCTATTAAAAACAATGTGCCTTTTAAAAGATGCTTTGATGATATAGAAGAAACATTTAGAACTAAGAAGACAGGTAATAAAATTTTGGGCATAGCTTGTACATTTTGCTCATACAAACTTCCTTGTTGGGGAAGCCAATTGAAACTGCTACCACAACAGCAGTCTCAAGGGAAAAACCCTAAGTGGGTTTGGTATACTGAAGTAACTAATCCTAGGAAAGAGGAAACTTTTGCATAGGAAATGTTATTTCAAATGGGTAGGGGATAGTATTGAGGGGTCTATTTCCTACCTACACTACGCACTATGATCTTCTTTACTTTATTTAAAAAGAAAGTAGATAAAGAGTTTAGAATGTTTACAAATCTTATATTTGATACTGAGAAAAACGCAGAAGAGTTCGCAAGTAAAAGTATGAAGAGAGGATTTGAATTTAAAGTAGTAGAATATAATAAAGAAAATTACGAAAGGTATTGGTATAAATAATTATGACAAAGAAAAAAAGTATTGATGTTAATAACTCACTAAAAGTTTTAGTCACACCTTGGGAAAAAGGTTTTACTTGTGGTATCGGTATGGATAGTAAAGCTAAAATGTCTACAGAAGAATATGAAGTATGTTCTACTATAGCAAGAGGTATGATTAAGATGGCAACTGCAGATCCCCAAACAACATTTATGTATGGGCTTCGTGGATTTGCTGACGACAAAAAGAGTAGTGCAAAAAGTCTAGCGATCAACTCTGTTGCAGAATTTGACAGTGAAGATAATGTTATAGATTTTATTGAGTACTTAAAACATAAACGAGATAAGGAGTTAAACTAATATGGCAACACACTTAGTAATAGGAGACCCTCACTGCACTCCAAAGGCAAGCAATGACAGATTTTTATGGGCAGGTAAATTTGCACATGATCTGAAACCAGACACCATAATATGCATGGGAGACTTTGCTAGTATGGATTCACTATCAAGCTACGACAAAGGTAAGAAATCTTTTGAAGGAAGAAGATATAAAAAAGATGTAGACCATGTACATGATGCATTGGAACTATTTAACAAAGGTCTTAATGGAAGACGACCAAGAAAAATCATGTTACTTGGTAATCACGAAGATAGGATCAATAGAACAATAGATGATATACCAGAACTTGATGGCACAATTAGCACAGATGACTTTAAATTTAAGAAGTATGGTTGGGAAGTTCATGACTACCAAATTCCAGTTGTGGTCGATGGCGTATACTACTGTCATAATTTTCCTACTGGTGTTATGGGTAAGCCTATTAGTGGTGACAATATTGGGCGTGCCTTACTGACAAAAAATAAAGTATCTTCTACTGTTGGTCATATACATACATTTGATTATGCTATGTGTGCACTACCTTCTGGAAGAAAACTAATGGGACTATCTGCAGGTTGTTACTTGCATCACAAAGAAAACTATGCTAAGAATACACAGCAGATGTGGTGGAGTGGTTTAATAGTTAAACGTAATGTAGATAAAGGTGAGTATGATTTAGAGATGATGGAGTATAATACTATTAGGAGAAAGTATGGCAAAAAGTAAAAGAGTATATGAAAAAGAGATAGATCACAGCCATGATATATCTTATGAGAATGAGGTAGTATATGACAATGTTAATTCACCTGCTCATTACAAACATGGTAAGAAAGAAACTATAGATGTTATTCGTGATTGTATGGAGAGTGATGAGTATCATGGGTATCTTAAAGGTAATGTCTTGAAGTATGTTTCAAGATATAAATTTAAAGGAGAGCCATTAGAAGATCTAGAAAAAGCACAATGGTATTTAAATAAATTAGTACAGGAGGTTAAAAATGGGAGCAGTTAAACATGCGTTACTAGAGGTAGAAGACTTTGTGTCTGGATGTCTAGGAGAAGGTCGTACATTAAATCAAACAATAAGAGATGCAGTGGAAGAGTTTAAAAGAGTAGACAACTCCTATTTATTAGATGCAGATTTTATTGAGGATAAGTATTACCAATTTAAAGGGCAGATATGAGAGAGTTATTTCTAGATGCGTTACAAGATAAATACAAAGCACAAATATCAGATGCTAAAGCTAAAGCAACTGTGTACTTAGATAACCCTGTAGCAATAGGGGAGCATCCACAGTTTATAGAAGAGTTAGATAAACTTGTTAATGTAATATCTAGTGCAGAAGAGAATATAAAAACAATAGAAGAGTACTTTGGGGGTACAGATGACTAAAGAGAAAGGAAAAGAACAAGTAGGATCAAGAACATTTTTAATAGACTCGATGCAACTACAAGATTTAATGAGGTACTTAATGAGTAGACCTTATGCTGAAGTTGTAAAGCTTATGAATATGTTAAGTACATTAAATCAATTAGATCCTAGCATTGGTGCAGACTTTGTTAAGAAACAAGCAGGTGAAACTAATGGAAAAAAATAACCCAATACATCAGACAGGTCTATTGTTTGAATTGAAGATAGGTTTAAATAAAGATAATGCAGTAGTGATTGACTACGGTGGAAAACCTGTAGGTAAAATAAGAGAAGCACTTAAAGATTTTAAGTATCAAGCTAATCTTTGTGCAGCAATTATTAATCATGCTAACTCTACTGGTAAAAAACTAGAGGATGACATTAAAGAAATGATACAGAAAATTTAAAGTTTTGGTCTGAAGAAGTTGCACCAAAAAAAAAGGCTCCCTTAAAGGAGCCCTGTTGTTGCCTAACTGTGGGGAAGTTAACGCTTCCCCTTTTTTTATGCGTGTAATTATTTCTTTGCTATAGTATCTTTATTAATTCCTTTCTTGATAATATAATCTTGAGTACCATTGGCACCTGTAGTAACTTCTTTCTTAAGATGTCTAAATAAACTCATCTCTTTTACTTTTTTATATTTTTCTTTTAAGAAATTTTCTATTACTTTATTATCTCTCATTAACAATTCCATGCTCTTAAAGCTTTATTAATTCTACTCTGTGGATCGTTAGCAGTTTCCTTTGAAGTAAGTTTCTTCTTCATACCTTTCATACGTGCACAAAAACTAGCTCTTCTTGGGTTACCTACTACTTTGCTAGGTGGTTTTAAATTGCCACCAGTTTCTTTATTGTAGCTATCCCTACCTTTTTGATTTAATCCACCCTCAGGATTCTTACCTTCTTTTCTAGTCCAAGTTGCTTTAGACATTACGCAAAACTCCTATACTTTTTTACTTTATTTGCTATAGTCTTTGGTTGTTTTACAAATTGTTTTCCTGCTGCTGTACCTCTTCTTTTAGCAGCTGTTGTAGCAGCGTACTCAGAAGAAGATAAAGACTTAATTGCTTTTGCAGGTAAGTATCTCTCTCCTGTTTTACTTGAAGGTTTACCAGACTTAGTTCTCCACTTCTGTCTACCCCAAGCCTGTAAACTTTTTTGGGATTTAGCTAATACCATTATGATGTATAGCCTCCACCAGATGCTTTATATTTTTTAGCTAATAGTTGTGCTTTTCTTGCAGACCATTTTCCAGCAGCTGTACCTTGGGTTGCCGAGTTCTTAACTTGATTAAACATTTTCTTTCTCATTGTAGGCTTCGTATAATTACCTGCTTTATTCACTGTCATTTTTACTCCTCTAAATAATCCATTGTGTATATTCTTTACCATCGTAAAGTAATGCTTCTTTTCTATTCTCGTCTTTATTGTATGAGCAATGCACCCATCCACTTGAGGGGTCGTTAGGGGTATAAAATTCTAGTATCAATTGATCAAATACTAGGTTGTTTTTGATGTACTTTGCTAGAGATTTGTTATCTAAACCAATCATTTCAAAATCAGCTGCTTGTCCTTTAGCATGTTGACTGGTAGTCTTGCTACCAATAGCTACACATAATTCTTCTGATCTGTAGCCAGAGGTAATTATCATAGGCTTACCAAAGTTTCTACGTGTAGGCTCTAGTATTTGTGTACATAATTCTGTTAAATTTTCTATATGCTCAAGAGTAGGTTTATTATCTATACCTTTTCTCTCAGCAGTTTGAGATTTTGTTAGTTCTGATAAACTAAAGTGTCCACTAAGTTGCATTAGTTTGATAAGGGGTTAATATTTTTAACTCTTATCTCTTCCATTTGCACCTTTAATAATTCTATTTCTTTTTCTAAAACTTTAATGTCTGTTTTGCTGTGTGAGTGTGATGTATTATGTGAGTGAGTTGTGTCTGCATTTTCTAATGCTTTAACTTTTTGTTCTAGAACTGCAACTATAGATAAATCTACTGTTTTAGATGCGTTAGTTAGTGCATCAAGTTTAGTCATAACCTCACCATACTTAACAAACCCTCCACCAATAGCAACAATCGCTGCAATTAGTGCGGCTATGCCTGCTAGTTGATCACGTATATTAAATTTTTTATCCACGTTTTAACTCCTCTAATTCAATTAATAACATTTGTTTTTCGTTATCCAATACTTCTAATTGTCTTTTCTTCATACCTATAATATCATTGGCTACATAATTTGATAAAGTTATGTCAGCGTATATCTGTCGATCATCCATTATATCTAATTGATTCATGTATATATTTTTAGGTTTATAAAATTCTATACCTTTGTATGAAGCTAGTGATAACTGTTCTCCAATCATAGCATCCATCTTAACAATATTCTTAAGTTCTAGATTCTTTGCAGAGTCTTTTACTTTTTTATCAATTTTTGCCATGACCTTCTCCAGTTTTGTGTTAATAGTTTTTTTTGATTTTACTTTATTTTCTTTAATTTTTTCTTTAGTTACTTTAGCAGATGTTTTATTACTAGCTTTTTCTTCTTTCTTCTCTGGTTCTTTATTATTTTTTGCTATGCTAGTAGGCTCTTCTTTAACAGCTTCTTCTTTAGCCTCTTGTTTAGATTCTTTAATAACTTCTGCAATAACTTCTTTCTTTAATGTCTCAACAGTTTTAGTTTTATTCATTGTTTGCACAACTTCTTGAACTTTAGCTACTACTTCTGGAGATGCTTTTTTAGTTGTTGTAACTATAATCTCAAAATTTTCTGTAAGTTCTACACTTGTTACTGCACCACCTGTTTCTACGTTTAATTTTTCACCAATACTTTCTTCAAGTCCAGATATAACATTCCATATCTCAGATTCATTAAGGTTTGCTGTTCCTAAACCTTCGTTAATATCTTTAATTTCCTGTGCTGATAAAGGCTCGTAGTCCTCAATTGAAAAATCTAAAGCCATTTCCGCACCTAACAAATTTGGTCCACGTAAAGCTGATGTTGTACTTTGTGATCCATCAATTCCTGTCCAAGACCATTCATATTTATTTGCATGAACTCCGTTATAATGTAGGCTATCACCACTTACTATTTCATTAGCATTATAACCAGAATCTATTGTTCTAATTTGTGTAGATGTTGCTAATACATTATTGTTTGTATCTAAAACTTTCATTACTAAAGTGTAAGAATCCATAGCACCAACAGAATTTCCACAAGTATGTTGTGATGAGTTATGCTCACAGTTTTGTACTGCAATATAGCTGCTTAAATTAATTCCACCATTAAGTTTTATCTGAGTAGAAGTATGAGTAACATCATCTGGTCTGCTATTACCTTCTATCCCTACTAATGAACCAGTTGCTGTAACCGTCATATCATGTGATGCTTCTAGCTCGTTGTTAAAAGCTCTACCACATGCATTGGATATCTGCGTTTCACAAGTAATAGTAAAACCATTATGTGTACTGCCATTAGCTAATACACCAGTAGATCCAGATTGTACTCCATCTAAATTTGAATTACTTAAACTTGATGTAGTTGTCCCAGCATTAGGTAATATGTTTGTACTAAAAGCTGTGTCATTCTCTTCTGCCAATCCTACTGAACTAGCAAATGCATTTAGTGCATAGTAAAATAAAGCACCTAGTGCTAGATATATTATCCATTTCATTTTAATATTAATTTAACGATTGATTTTTCACCCATGTAAATCTCTGTTTCTGCTTTTGATTTTATACATTGGTAGTCTATACGACTTGTCCCCGATCTCATTGCAACACGTTTAGCTTTTAAACAAGTAGACATAGAGTCTTGTATTCTGTGTTCCTTAATTTCTCCTGAGACGATCATTAGTAATGCAACTACTATTTCAATCATCAGTGATCTCCGTTACCATTTTTTCTAACTTTATCTTTTAGTGCCTCAACATCAATCAATGCTTTCTCTAATTGTTTGTTTAGAAATTGTATGTTAACTTTGTTAGTCATATTCTGTTCTTGAGTTATCTCTAATTTTTCTGTCGACTTATATAAATCTTCTATCAACATAAACTGTTCCTGATCGGTTGGTAACTGCTCACTTTTTTTAAGTAGATCAGCTTGGAATAATTCTCTAGATGTCTCTAAGCTAGTTAGTCTAGCTGTAATCTCTGTGTATGCCAGCACTCCTGAAATTACGCCAGCGATAATCATTAACATGTTTTTCATCGGCATACTTACTGATGTGTTTTCTGATATTTTCATTATCTATCTTCTCCTAGTAAAGTAGCTCGCATAATTAAAAAACTTTTAAAATCGTTTTCCATTTGTTTTATTTTTTCTTCCATTCTTTTAAGTTTATCATTTGTAACAATGGTATTACCTTTATTAGTTTCTATATTTAATAGTAAATGACTTTGATTTTCTTGTATCCTAGCTATGTATCCAATTTGATTTTTTAAATGAGTATCGTTAATTATTAAAATTTCACTTTTATTTTTATTAATAGTTTCAGTTAAAGAAACAATGTACCTAACACCAGTAAATGAACCTACCAAAATAGATATAACTACAGGTATCATTACAAAATTCTTTTTAAGTAGCTTTGCAATGTTCATTTTTTCTTTTTACATTTACAACGAGGTGCAAATAAAAAGTTATTTATACGTTCAAACAAATTATCAACAGCACCAAAAAATTTATATAAAAATTTATCTAACATTTATTTTTTCTATTTTAATTTTCTTATCCATTTTATCTAATTCTTTTGTCATCTTAGTTTCTTTCTTAAGTCTAATTCTTTCTAATCTTTTTTCTTCTTTAAGTTTAATTTTTTCTACTCTTTTTTCTTCTTTCTCTCTGGCTGTCATACGCTTAACATAGACACTATAGTCTGGTCTTTCATGCTCGTACTTAGACCATAAAGCCATAGCTTCTGTACCAATCTTTCCATCAATAGGACAGACAGTACCTGCTTGTATCATTGCTTCAAAGACTCTTTCATCTTGGCAAAGTATTGCAACGGCTGCTACTCTCATGCCAAAGTCATTAAGTATTCTTGATAGCTTTAGTCTCTCACAATTTTTATCTATAAAATGTTTTCCGCCACTGATACCTACGCCAAATGTTTGAATCCCTAAAGATGCACCTGTACTACACACATCTTGTGTCATAGAATTATATGAGGGTGCTGATGCTGTTGGGGGAGCCGATTTTATATTAGATGTAGAACTGTTTGTACTTGTAGTTGTAGCTGTACTTCCTGATTCGTAAGTAGTTGCACCTCCAGTGTACCCACCTTCAATTGCTGTGTTACTTCCACTAGTATTTGTTTGTGTTGAACCACTGTATGCAGGGCTAGCAAATAATGCAAGTCCTAACATTAGTATAACTAGTATACCTGTAAAATAATAATTCATTTTATTCACCTCTATCATTTTAAACTTCTTGTTTAGCCTCTTGTTCAGTGCATGTAAACTGTGTATGTGCACCGTATTTGTTAACAAATTTTCTATCTAGATCTTCCATAATAAGTACTGAAGATTTATAACCGTATATTGTACATTCGTAGCTGTCTTTAAATTCTTTTATTCCTGTTTGTATTTGTGTACAATCATTTCCAGGAACAGTACTGCATAGCCACATGGCTAATAAATATTCCATGTATTACTTTTTATATCCGTAACCTGTTTGTTTATTTCCCCATAGCTTTTGCCATGACCATACACTAAATTTACTAGAGTAATGATTTATAAATAGTAGTGTATGTCTTATCACTTTTTAGCACCTCTAAATATTTGTGTACCTTTTATACCAAATATACTAGCACAAACTAAAATCCATAGGTTGGTAAACCATGAAGGTAATGCTTGGAAATGCTCAAAGAATACTTTTATTTTTTCCATAGCCTGTGGATCGTCTGACCAGACCCCATATGCCAGGACCAAAATGGGCAAAGTTAGGATTGCTAAAACTACCTCGTCCTTATAATCTGTATCTCTAGACTCTAGGAGTTTACCTTGGTACGCCATTTCACCAGTAGCCATCTTCGCAGCCTGCGTGGCTTGAGCGTCAGCCATAAACATTTTAGTCTCTTGACGCTTTTTATATATATGAGTTCCAGCATTTAAAGCTAATTTAATTGCACCAAACCACATTACGTTCCTACCTTTCTCTGTGCTTTGCTATGTGCTTTAGTAAATGAAACACCTTTCTTCATCTTATCTTTCATCATATTCATATGCTTTACAGTATGATGTATCTTATGTTTCTTTAAAATCTTTTTTTCTTTTTTATCAATTGACATATTATAATACTATTGCTCCTATAATAAAACCTACAGCTGCACTAATAACGCAGTGACTGTGGCTAATCCATAATCCTTCTAGTCTTTCTTTTATTGTTTGTATCATCTTATCTCCTTATATCTTAGTTATTAAAAAAATTATAAGCACCACCTAACGCACTTGCAATCATGATGAGTACCCATATAGCACCTTTGCCTTTATTAATATCAGCTCTTAAACATTTAGTTTCATTTCTAAGTTCTTTTATTTCTCTTACTAGGAAATCTATTTTAACTTCTGTTGCTGATTTTTTAGCCATTAGTTTTTCTTCTCGAATAAATTTTTGATATCTTCAAATGGTTCTTTAGTATCAGCATAAGTAGCTTTATCAAATTTAACTTGATATTTAGCTGCTACTAGTTTTATCTTTTCTGCAATTGCTTCTGCTTTTGTAGTAAATGTTTCTTGATTAATTAAACCTCTTGTATATCTTTTTCTTAATACACTAATCTGTTCTTTGTATCCTGTTATCTTTCTTTTTAATTCAAATACTTTACCAGCTGTAAGTTTGCTAATATCTGCTCTTTCTATTTTAAAACCAAGACTTTGTGCCAATGCTGTAAACTCTGTTTGATCTGGTCTAAATGCAGACTCCATTCCTAATCTTGTTGATTTTATTTTTTCAGTAGAATAAGTACCAGGTACGAAAGGTATATTTGGTATCAGTTTACTTGCAATAGCTTTTAATTTTACATTCCAATCTTCACTATAATTACCAGTTAATCCTTTTATTTTTTGTTGTCTAAATAAATCATAACCAGCTAATGGAAATAAAATTTCTCCTGCTAGTCCACCTGACGGTTGTAAAGGTGCAGGTACTCCAGGTAATGTACCGTTTAAATCCATAATATCTCCACCAGGTACAAACCTAGTAAAATCCATATAAAGAGGATTTCCATTTTTATCAGG